GAAGATTCTGACGAAGAATAATCCAATTAGATAAGCTGTAAAGCTGGAAGGTTATCGCAAATAACCTAAACAAATAATGAATATTAAATTATTAAGTGGGAAGCTTTATGACTATATTGTAATAGCCATATTCCTATTTTCTGTATTCCTGATAGGCACGTTTTTTCCAAATCAAATCGTCAAAGAGAAGATCAGGCAAGAAACAATTAAGCACATTAAAGCAATAGGTTCATTCTACGAACCCAAGATAGACACAAGTTCCAGCGACAAATACATAGCCAGTATAACTAAGTGCATAAATTATATTAATATTGATTTACCACAAGAACAGCACGTTCCAACAAGTCTTATAATTGCTCAATCTATTGTTGAGAGTAATTTTGGCACATCTCGTTTTGCAGAACTTGGGAACAACTTGTTTGGAATAAGAGTATGGAGTCGTGAAGGCATATTGCCATTAAAACAAGACCCATCAATAAATTGGAGAATAAAAACATATAACACAAAGTGCAAAAGCGTAGCTGATTACCTTAGAATCATTAATAATAACCATCATTATTCTGAATTTAGAAACCTAAGAAACAAAACAAAAGACCCAATGAAATTAGTTGAAAAATTAGATAGCTTTTCTACTAGCGTTTCATACACAAATCATGTTAAAGAAATTCTAATCAAATACAAAGGAAAAATATAATGCCAAAACACTCAATGAAAAAAGCCCCAAAGAAAATGACAAACAAAAAAGGCAAAAAGAAGTAATGGCAAACGAAGTTACTTCTACAAGTCTTTCGGTTTTAACAACAGTACAACGAAAGAAATCATACAAAGCTAAACAAAAGAAAAACCCAAAGAAAAAGAAATGAAAAAAGCTATTTACGACAGACCAAGACCAGCAAGACTCGGAAAACCAAAACCTTTTAACACAAAAACAAAAGCTTATAAAACTGCAAGACGTTCAGCAGGTCAAAAGTTCGGCAAGAAAAACAGCTTTGTTAAAAACCTATACATAGCAAAGAAGCTTAAAAGAAAATGAACCTACCTGACGAGATAGTCTTTGGAAGTAGACTTATCAAGTTAAACCTAATTGACCAAGAGATAGCATCTAAGAAAAATATATTTGGAGAGTTTGAATCAAGTAAAAACTTAATGACATTAGACAAATCATTAAACCCTATTGAGATGAGTAATACTTTGTTGCACGAACTATTCCACTTACTACATGATGAATATAAAATAGATTTAAGTGCCAAAGCTGAAGAAATAACCTGCAATTCATTAGCAAACGGAATTTGCCATATACTATATCAAAACCAGAATCTACTAGAGTTTCTTTACAAATCACTTAAAAGATAATAATAGTCCAATTAACGAACATACTCGGTTAATATGGATAAGGACATACAAGTAATAGACAAAGGTGGGCGACCAGCATTTGAATTTACCCCTAAGGTTTTGAAACAAATAGAAGATTTAGCAAGTTATATGTGTACTAAAGACGAGGTAGCTAATATCATAGGTTGTTCTAGGCAAACTTTATGGAGAAATCAAGAAGCATTAGATTCATACGAGAAGGGGGTTAATGTTGCAAAACTTAATATAAGAAAAAGTCAGTTTACATTAGCAACGAAGCTTAATAGTAGTTTAATGAACGTATGGCTTGGTAAAGTTTATCTTGGTCAAACCGACAAGATACAAAATACAGACGACAATATTCCTTTGCCAATCTATGATATTATAGAAAACGAAGAACCAAAAGAAATAGAATATAAGGAAGTAAAAAATGATACCATTCCCAAACAAGAAATATAATATTATCTATGCTGACCCAGCTTGGTATTTTAAATCATGGTCTAAAAAAGGTGATGAACGTAGTGCTACACAGCATTATGATTGTATGTCTATTTCTGATATTTGTAATCTACCTATTCGCAATATATCTGAAGATGATTGTATTTTACTTATTTGGGTTATTGACCCTATGTTACCACAAGCTTTTGAAGTTATCAAAGCATGGGGCTTTAAATATAAAACAGTAGCTTTCACTTGGGTCAAAGAAAATAAATCAGAAGGATATTTTACTGGACTCGGTTATTGGACTAGAGCAAATCCTGAGATGTGTTTACTTGCAACAAAAGGTAAACCTAAAAGAATATCAAAATCTGTAAGACAATTAGTTATGGACAAACGTAGAGAACACAGCAGAAAACCAGATAGAATTAGAAATGACATAGTTCAATTATGTGGAGATTTACCAAGAATAGAACTATTTGCTAGACAACGAGTAGATGGTTGGGATAATTGGGGTAATCAAATATGATTAACAGCACTAAGTGTATATTCTGTGGGAAGAACATGGCTACTAAATTAGAATTAGAATTAAGAAGCTGTCATAACTGCGTAATAGTTTCTTTAATGAAAAGACATGGCATGACAATCAAGAAACCTAAAGTTCCTATAATAGTAAATACTAAAAAGGTTAAGGAATGAAAAAGTTTAGTTTAAGAAGTTCAGATAAGAATAAAAAAGGTGGGCTATCTTCATCTGGTAGAGCAAGATACAATAGGGCTACTGGAAGCAATCTAAGACCCCCAGTAAAAACAAGACCAGATACCTTGACTGAATACAGACGCAAAGGTTCATTCTTAGTTAGAATGGGAAGTAATAGAGGCAAGTTGTTTGATGATGTTGGTCGCAAAACAAGACTTAAATTAAGTTTAGAAGCATGGGGCTACAAAGGGCGAAGTAAACAAGAAGCAATAGCTTTAGGCAGAAGATATTTAAGAATTTACCAGAATAAAAAGAAGTGAAAGAATGTATGTGTGAGAGAAAAAAACCAAAGATGTTAGATAAAAAGATGCGAGGAAGCCATGATCTTGAAGTTAGAATTTATGACCTGATGAAACAATCTGATTTTGACCATGAAGAAATACAAAGACTAAACCTAATAATAAAAAAGTTAGAAGAAGATTTGGAGAACTCATTTAAGTCAGTAAACTAAATGCTGAATGTGTTTATTGGTTATGATAGCAAAGAAAAGATTGCTTATCATATATTAACCGAAAGCATACTAAGACATAGTTCAGTACCAGTATCATTTACTCCAGTCTACTTACCTAACATTAAAGATTCATTTAATAGACCAAGAAATAGTTTATCATCTACTGAGTTTTCATTTAGTAGATTTATAGTTCCTTACCTTATGAACTATGATGGTTGGGCATTATTCTTAGACTGCGATATGTTATTTAAAGCTGACATCAAAGAACTATGGGATTTAAGAAATGATGATTATGCTGTTATGGTTTGTCAGCACGACTACATACCTAAACAATCCTCTAAGTTCCTTAATCAAATACAAACAGTTTATGAGAAGAAGAACTGGTCTAGTTTAATGTTAATGAATACAGCTAAATGCAAACAGCTTACAAAAGAATATATTAACGAAGCATCAGGATTAGAACTTCATCAATTCAAATGGACTGATAAAGTTGGTGGCATACCTTTAGAATGGAATTGGTTAGTTGGCGAATACCCATACAATCAAGATGCTAATAACATACATTTTACAGATGGCGGTTGCTATTTTGAGAAGTACCAAGACTGCGATTACTCATCAGACTGGTTTAACATTTATACGAATACAGTTAAGATTGAATTATGAAAGCTTTTGTAACAGGTTCTAATAAAGATTATGTGGAGATCTTAGATTGGTTCTTAGAAGGTTATCATAAGCATATTAAGATTCCATTATACATAGCTAACTTTGGAATGTTAAAGAAATATCCAAATGAAATAATGGTAGCTACTGATGACAGAACTTGGTTCTATAAACCTAAGGCAATAGAAAAAGTACCTGCAGATAAAATTATTTGGTTAGATTGCGACATAGAAATTAAAGAAGATATATCTGATTTATTTGATATGCTTACAGATGACTACCTAATGTCAAAAGATCATGCTGTTAGAACTGATAGATGGCAAACTGGAATAGTTGGCATTAAAGATAAACAAGTTTTAAAGAAATGGTTTGATAGATGCGAGATGAGACAAGAACGATCAGATCAAGAAGCATTTAATAAGGTTGCACACGAGTTTAAAATAAACAGAATACCAAACGAATATCATTGGTTAAGATTAGCCAAGCCAAATGATAATGTTAAAACTATTCATTGGACAGGAGATGATGGAAAAGAAATCATTAGAAAAAAGATTCTTATGTCAAAACAGAAATAAGAACATAGTCTCAGTACCAATTAAATACATTAAATACTCTAATCAGTTTGATAAACATAATTGGCTAAGTTTAAAAGTTAGATCAGAACGAGATAACTTATATCTTAAAGATAATCTTGCTAGAAAAAGATTAAATACTTTACCTGATATTAACAATTTATTTAATCCAATAATATTATATGCTTGTGATTAT